TTTTGAGTTAATCCTATGATAAACTTAATACAGTGCCAATACCCTTAGAGGTTAGAGCCCTGCTCAGAGCGAGTGGGGCTTATTTTATTTATTCAGGGAGTGATAAAATGAGCGATACACCCAAAAAGACAACACGAAAAAAGAAAACGGAGACTGCGCCCAAAAAAGAGCGTAAGCCTAACTCTGGGCAATTTAAGAAAGGCAACACGGTAGGCAAGTCAACACGCTTTAAGAAAGACCACGACGTACCCTGCAAGTACAAGGAGGAATACTGCGACAAGTTAATCGAGTTTTTTACAGCCGTCGAGCCCCAGATTATCTACGAGGAGTTTTACTTTCCGAACGGAGACCTGAAAGGCAAGCGTCCTGTACAGGTGATTCCTGCGAGACTGCCGACATTCGAGGGCTTTGCTTGGTCTATCGGTGTAACGGTAGGAACGCTGACAAATTGGCGCAAAGAACACCCCCATTTTGACACCGCATACGCGCGAGCCCTTGAAAAGCAAAAGGAAATCCTGCTCGTGAACGGTACCAACAAGCAATACGACGGCAATTTCTCAAAGTTCCTGCTCACGAATAACCACGGTATGGCAGAGCAAGTAAAGAGCGATGTTACATACAAGGTGGTGATGGGAGACGACATCGACGAGGAGAGTAACTAATGGCGG